CTGCTGTGACATTAACATCTTTAACCTTTGCTGTTTCAACAGCATCAGTTGCTAATTTAGCGGCTGTAACTAATCCATCTTCTAATTGAGCGGAAGTAAAAGGTGCCGCGGTAGGTTTTGTTCCGACATATCCCATATGTTAATATCCTTATGTGCTAATTGCATCAACTGCACTTACCCAAACATCAACTGAAGACGCATCCGAACTTTTGACATATAATACATCTAAATTTTGAACAACGAATTTTGCTCCGCCGTCTAAAACCTGTAAAGATGAACCCGTTGGTATGGGAGCGTCTTTAACTAAATAGATGTTATTAGATCCATCATAGATATAACAGTCTACAGTGATGGCTGTGGAAAGTACATTTGATAAAGAAATACCCACAATTGCATCGTAGGAATTAGGACTAAAAACTGCTTGCGCGCCTGTGCCTACTGTATTGTATGTATATCTTCGAAAATTTTGTGCCATATGTTTCTCCTTATAATGCGATCGCTACTGCTAACGCAAATCCTTTACTTGCTAGTGTGTCCGGAACGGGATCATCACTTGCATCTAAATAAACCGCTTTACTTGCTGGTAATGTACAGAATACATCTTTAGTACCCGCAGCAAAATCAACTTTTCCATCTGAATTAGAACTTGAAATTACAGTGTCTCTTGACAACGTGTCAGTAGCTGCATCTGTTACCGTTCCAAGTCCAACTTCCCATTCAGTTGTCCCTTGATTAAAAATGGTATAGTAAGTTGTATTACCTGTAGCTATCCCTGCAACAAAACCTTCAAAACCTGTTGCAGCTCCTGCTAAATCAAAAGTTCCTAGTCCAGTAGTTGTACTAGTTTCTTTTACTCTATCATTTAGTACCAAAGCCATTTAATTCTCCTTAAGCCATGCTTATAATAGCATTTGAAGCTGTGGTTGCATCAGGGAAAGAAATTTTAAATGTACCATTGGTACAACTTTTACTTCCACTAAAATCTAAAACCACACATAATTTATCCGAAACATCATCATTATAAATTGCTCCAAAGGCTGCAGTAATTGTAGCAGATGTCCATTCAGTATCTGCAAAATCACAAGATGCAACGGCTGTTGCATAAACAACTGCATTGCCAGTTAAAGTATTTCCAGTAGTGACATAATTAGTACCACCGGATGAACTTACTTCATTTGTCGCTGAATAAACTGTACTTGCCGTATCGTAAGGATTAGCAGTGTAAAGTGCGAATTTAAAAGCATCTCCTCCAGATGCAAAATTATGTGTTCCAGTGAATAATTCTCCACGGAATGCATAAGGTATTACGTTTGCCATTTATTTGTCTCCTTCATAATTAATTACTCGATGGGGATTTTGAGATTATTTGAGCGCGAATGACTCCATCGCCGTATTCGCTTCTGCGTCTTTGACCGATTTGCTCGATCGCGTACGATTCTAAAGCTTCTTTGTAGGCCGCTTTATAATATTGTAACATATCCTGCGGACCTTTCAAGTATCCATATGTATTTACCAGACATGCATACAAAAGTAAATCAGGATATTTATTGGATATATAAGTTCCAGTTGTAGATTTAGTAGAATCTGTCAGACTTACAGGCTCTTTATTAAAAGCCATAGTAATTTCATAAGCTGTATCAGGAGTTGGGGCAACTACCCAACAAGTTTCATTCCAATTGGCCCAATATTTAGGAAGAGAACCTGATGCAGTAGAAGGAGTGTCATAATATTCAGTCATAAAACTAACATCTCTTTGTTCTAAAAAAACTTGAACATTAGGGGTTACATTATCATTTAATAATTGAACATATCTAATTACCCGACAATTATCAGGAACACTTACATATCTATTGGCTACAATACAGTTTGAAGTAGCATAAAATCTTTCATCATCTATATCAACTGCCCTAAAAATAGTATGTTCAGCATTTTGAATAAGTCTTTCTAAAACAGAATCACTAAGAACCGTACTTCCTACTTCAGTATAGCCTCTAATATCGGTTTGTAAATTTGCTAAAGTATATGTTGCCATTATGCATTAACGACTGATAAAGTTACAGGTCCTGCTGAACAATAATCACCGCCTCCATTTATACTACCATCTGTTGCTGTACTTGTACTTGTAAAATAAAAATAATTTTCTGGTTCTCCTAAAGTACCTGCTGCTGTAGTTACACTACCATCTGAATTTTTCTTTCCAACCGTAATTGTAAATCCAGCGGCTGCGCCAATATCACTTACATTATCAAATGTAGGTATGGTTGCAAATTGTTGTTTGTTATAACCGTCCGCTCCTCCAGACCCTGTTGAAGTAACAACAGGCGCCCCTCTTAATCTTACAGTGTCTCCGGTAGATCGTTGATGATCAATTGAATGAACATTAACAAAAGTACTTCCTCCATATTTTATAGTTTCAAACGGATTATTACTTAACATAATTAAACTAGCTACAGAAGCAGGTTGAGGTCTTGCATTTCTTAATGCTTGAGGATCTCCTCCATGGAATCGTGGATCTAATTGAGGTTGTTTAGGTTCATATTCAGAATAGTGAACTAAAAATCCATTCCATTCTTTAACCATTTCTCTGTATGGAAATGCCATTCCTGATCTATCAGAAATAGCCATTGATCTTCTACCTTGAGCAAAAACTCCGGCCATTATACTCCATCTCCATAAAATGTTTGGGGTGTAATATAAACTGATGTTTGTTCACCATCTGCTTTCATTGCCCTAAGCATTTCATCTTCATAAATTAATTTTAAATCTGCTGTTCTATCTGGTGAGTATTTCATACTTAAATAATAAGCTAATCCAGCAGTTAAGGCTGGATAAAATCTAAATATCGTATCGGAAGTATTTGTATAAGCACCTGCATCTTCTATTTTGCCCATATAATAAAAATGAACAAGATAATTTGCTCCAGAAAAACTAGAACTAGGTGTTGTATATAAAAATAAATTTGGAGAAGCGGTTATCGTTCCCGCTGCATTTCTTACGTATGCCTGTCTTTGAAAATAATACTGTGAAGGAGTTCCTTTTGATAATTTATTAGGTAAAGCTGAATAAGTTGATCTACCTATTTTGTCTATGGCTGTATCTACAGGAGCTGTAGATGTTGTATTATTTCTAACATAAGCTTCCAATATGTCACTTATATCCGTTGGAAAATTTGTACTATCCGCAGTGTAATTATATTCAGGCTGTCCTTCAACTAAAGGAATAGTTGCTAATTTAACTTTCCAAAGACTAATTCCTCGATTGCCCCATTCAGACAATAGAATATTTAATGAACGCCTAGCACTTCTTAATTGATAACCTGTTCGAGTCCCACGTACATTTGTTCTTTCATACGCTTCTTCAATGATTTCATCAATTGAAGGATTAAAGGCTGTTGTTCCCGAAGTAGCCATTTATCCTCCTTACGCGCCAGTAATCGTAAGTGTAACGCTTCCGTCTACTCCACTTGTTTGAGTTAGAGTAGCACAAACCCCAGTTTTAAATAAAATACCCGAACCAGGAATGAAAAGCTGTATGCCTTCTGTTTCCCATTTATAAGTAGCTTTTAGATTACCTGCTGCTACATCTGATGCATCATCAACATCATGTAAAAGTAAAACAGAACCTGCTTCTCCTTTGCCTTGAATAGATGTAACTCTAGTTCTAGCGCCTCTTAATACTGTTGCACTAACTGTCGCCGTTTGTAAGGTTGTTTGGTCACTTGTAAATGATCCGCCGCCTGCCATATTTTTATCTCCTTAATCGTGAGCTCCCGAAGGAGCTCACATTATTTTATTTATTAACCTAAGTTAATGTTTTGTTGATACAGAACAGTCAATCTAACTGTACCAGAACTTGTTGCATCTGAGTTAGACACACTCATTCTGACATCACTAGTTCCAATATCTGTCCAAACAGAAGCGCCACCAGCGTCAGTTGTTGGGTAGTGTCTACCCGCAGTCGTTCCAATTGTGTAAGTATTTACATATTGAACTGCTGATCCGCCAACCTCACCCACACTGATATCTGTTGTACCACTTGCTGCAGTGATAACATCAAAAACGATATCAATTAGTTGTGAATTTGCTGGAATGATCATATCTGATGCTGTTGCTGTGAATGCTCCGCTTGACAGGTCAAGAGATGTAGTTTGTGCCATTACAACTTGGCCGGTATTTTTCATATCCGTTCCAACTGTAGTACCAGTCGTAACTTTAATCGGTCCCGCTTTTATCGGTCCCGAAAATGTAGTTGTTGCCATGATTATAATCCTCCTAATTTATATGATGCAATCTTTAGGCCGTCGACTATACTCGTTTGCACCAAATTAATAATTGTATAGTAAGGAATTTATAACGCAGATTTACGCAGAGCGCAAGGTATCCCTATGAATTTGTATGATTTTTGATAGCGCTTAAGTGGCTATCGAAACTTCGGCCTGGGCTTCGTTTATTTTAGTTTGAAGCGTTTGTTCTTCAAACTCTTTGGCAATGATCTCTTTAACAATTTCCTGAATTTTTTTATCGATATGCCCCATGTGTAAAGTATATCTACCTTCCTTCAGGTGCTCCTGTTGCCACTCTAGTTCCAAGGACCGTTTCGTAATGTATAGGTCTTCGGTCATCGTTAACCTCCTCATAGGTTATCCATTTACCACGTTTAGCAGTAAATCCATCAGACTCGAACTTTACCTCATTTTTTCCCAGTTTGTCAAGGATTGCTTTTTCAATACCGATGGCAGTGTCCTCACACGTAACATTAAAGCTCGCATAATAGCCATGATATCGAATTTGTATTCTGAAGTTTTTCATAAGGAATTTCTTACTTTATAGTCGAAATGAGGCAGTTTTAAGGCCGCCTCATTTCTAATTTATTGATTACGCTCCTTGTACGCCGAAGATACCTCTATAGTCGGATACGCCAAAAACGTATCTTTCTCTAGCTTTGTATCTAACGTTACCAGTATCAAAGTCCCCTTCCATTGCAGTTGTCAATGGTGTTCTTTGGAACATTTTCATACCGTTAGGTACGTCCGTGATAAGATACCAGCTATCAGCATCAGTTAAGAAATTGTTCACTCTATATCCTTGAGGAACCATTCCCATTGAAAAGATAGCATTGAGATCGTTATCAGCAGTACCAGTTCTACCTTGAGATTTTAAAATTCTCTCAGCATTGAACTGATTGCCTGAAGGGACAATCATCTTGACCCCTTTAGCTGCTATTCTTAAACCTCGTTCATCAGTGAACGCATTAATATCAATTAATGCTGTTTCCAATGAAGTTTCGTTTAAGTCTGCTTGAGTTGTTAAAGTGTTTTTAACATTTGTTCCACTTACAGTTGTGTGTGCAGTAGAGAACAATGCAACGCCATCCCCTGATTTAAAAGTTGCCGTTTGAGGCAAGCCATTAATCAATGGGTTAGCTGCTTTAACTTCTTTCGCATTGGACATGGATCTAGCTAAAGCTTTTGTATAACGAGAAGCAAGTCTGTCGTAGAGATTATCTTCGATAGCTTCTTCTGTTATCGCAAATGCTAGAGCGATAGTTTCCATTGTATACCTTGCAGTGTAGGTTTCTTCAGCATCATCATATGCGATGCCTTGACCTTCTGCTTTAACGTCGGCGTTCGCGAATCCAGATAACATGACTTCTTCTTCAAAAGCCCTGTCACTTGATTCAGTTACGTAAATTTCAGCATGTTGATTGTCATACCGTTTATATTCCAGCCCAAATAGTGCATTTAGGCCAGGTTCTAGTTCTTTGACTAGCTGTGCTCGTGATATTGCCATGTTCTATATGCTCCTATTATGATGCAGACGTTAAGCTACCAACGACTTGGTTGAGGTTCTGAACAACGACAAAAGTGCAATT